TAGAGCCTTACCATTGGAAACGTCACCACCTTAGCGCTGGCACCTGTGGCGAGCGCCGCCGTGTACACATCAAACGCCCCACCATTCGCATCCGGCGCATCCGTGCCGTCCGTAGCGTACACGCGCAGCGAAACGCTGCCACCAGTGCCGGGCGTAATGCTCCCAAGTTTCACTGTCGCAATGCTGTATAAGTCGAGCGCCGTGCTGTTATCATAGGTGATAAGCGTGGTCGCGCTACCATTCGCAAGGCTGTTTAATGTCGTGCCCGCAAGGTTGCTTGACCTCGTGCTAGGTGTTGCCCATTTTGCGATTGCCATTAAATCCCCCCTCGCGCCAAGCCTACTGCCCGCGCATCTACCTTAATTCCATTCGCCTCAGCCCATGACGGGTGGCGCTTCATCAGGCTGCTCACCGCATCAAGCGTGCCTTGCGATATGATTCCTGCCAGCACAAGCCCTCCCAGTGCTATATTAACTGCCATGCGGATAGCGGCATCAGAAGTGCGTATATTGTTGGTAAGCGTAAGCGTGTCCCTTGCCAAAATACATGCGTCGCGTAGTTCGGTTGGGATGTTTGCGTTTGTGGAAGCTGTGATAATTGCCGCCCAGCCGCCCGTCGCCAACATAATCTCGCGCGCATCCGCAGTGGCAACGTCACAATAAACGAAAGGTAAATTGACATCTGGGGCGTTAAGGTCATCCGCGATTTGCCAATCAGGAACATTAGCCGCGTATGTCGCCACTTTGTCGGATAAGGCCGTCATTTTTTATCCTATGAAAGGGTTATTGCAGCGCCAGTGAAGTCGATAGTAAATGTTTCAGCGTTAGCCATTGTCAGGCTAGAACCATAATCCCACCAGCCAACAAGCGGGTCAGCCGGAGAAGTAGGCGTGTCATCATAAAGCACAACATATCGAAAGGGCGCAACCGCACCAGAGGCCGTCAGGACAAGGTCATTCAGCGTGAGGCTGTAAGTGCCACCAGTTTGCGCGCTTGATGCAGTGGTGATATTGCGGCTAGAAAGATTGGTGTAGCTGATTTGTGTAATATCTGCCAAAACACTGTTGGAAGCGCTTGGAGCAGTATTCGTTAAGGCAATAACAAATTGGTCACTGCCAAGATTGGCAACTTCCACCATGTTTTCAACCCAAGCATTGAACTTATTAAAGGTTGCCATTTTTTATGCTTTCCAAACTTTTAAGTTACGCCATTTATAAACTTGTTACAATGCATTTTCAAGCGTTACCTCTTACTGGTGAGTAAGAAAGAGAGAAAGTGTGCTTTCCATCATTTACCGAAGATGTAAACTTCCTGCCGTCAGGCGTCACAACTTCACGCGGAGCGGTAATCGCTTGCATAATAGCTTGATTGCTTTGAGCAATCATTTGAAGCGCCTGTTGCGTCGCGGCGTTGTCCTCGCGCATTTGCTGCGCTAATAAAAGAAGCGGGCTTAGCCCTTCATTAAAATCAGAATCAGTCATAGCTACATCCTCACTTACTGCTGCCTTTGCCTGCATTCTTACCTTTGCTAAATCAGCTTGCATTTTCTCACGTTCAAGTTCCAATTTGGCGGCAATCTCTTGTTGCTGAATTGCCAGTTCAGCTTCACGCAATGCCAACTCACGCTCCCGCAATGCCAAGTCAGATTGCTTGAATTGTGCGTCCATTTGGGCTTGCGCGTCTGCGCTTTGCAGCTTAGCAGCCTCAATTTGCATTTTGCCCTGCATCTCCGCCTGCTTCATTTGCGAATCAGCCGCTGCTTGAGCCGCCATCGGGTCTTCAACTGGTGCAGGCGGCTGTTCAGCTTTCTTTTTTATTCCATCCATTGCCGTCTTAAATTCAGCTTCCAACTCACGGCCAGCCTTAAACCCGCTTACGCCAAATTTCAGCATTTCCATCAAAAGAGGCTGCAGCTCAGGCACAGGAATCTGCGCGGCCTGCTGAATAAAACCTCCAGCAGACGTCAGAAATTCAATGCGCGCAGCCTTTTCAGCTTCTTGGTCGGCTTTGATGGTTGAATCCGTTTCAATATCCACCCGGAAGCAACGCGCACCCTTGTCACGCAAAACAGCTTCAATTTCTTCCCATGTAGGCTTTTCCATGAGCTTCATGGTAATTTCTGGCACAGGCGGCACCTGCAAGCCCTGTTGCTGCGCCTGCATCAACATCTGAACTTGCTGCTTTTCCTGCATCGTAAGCAACCGCACACCGGAAACCTGCTTGAGCGTATCAACGCTAAAATGTTCCGCGATAATCTCCGTCATGATGCGAACACAATCACGGCTGAAACGCGCCACATCTTTTTGCATATTATCCAAGCGTAGCGTGGCAAACTGCCCCTTTATTTGTTGCGCGGTTGCAGTTTCGCTTGCATTTGTCTGGCCGCGAATAATATCCGAAATCCCCGTTATTTCGTAAATGTCCTGCTTGATTTTCTCACGCGCATCATAAAGGCTGATAAGCACTTCGCCGACCATATCAATCGGCATGAAGTCCACCACGCCTTTAATCCCGCCCTTTTCAGCAAAAACCGCCCATTGCTCCACCGGAATAAGTTTATTGTCTACGTTCTCCGAAAGCATCCGCTGCACGCCCTCAGCGTCAGAATCATACACGCCCACAACCTTCAACGCTTTGTTAAGCGCATCAATGCGCGCTGTCAGCATATCAAGCTCATAGGCCTGGTCTTGATAAAGCGTGTAATCAGGCGTAGGAATCAGGCTGTCATTCGCAAGCGTAGAATATAGCGGCTTCGGGCATGGGAAGAATCCGCTCAGTTCCAGCGGGTCATCCTTTTGGTCAAGAAATTCTGATAAATCCTTATGAAACCAAAACGCCTTTTTTGTCACTCTATCCCACAATTCATAGATACAAGCGCGTTTGCCATCCGATTCATCCTCTGAATTATCAGACTTCCCAAGCGGCTTGGCATCTAGCGGCACAATCCTTGCCTTTTCATCGCCAAACCTTGCGGCCATTTCTTTGCGCGTCATGTACACGCGCCGCCACACAGCGCGATTCTCTTGCCATGTTCTTGCCACGCAATGCCCAAAATCGCACCAGTGAACGTAATCAAGAACCACATCTTCACTGTACAATTCCTCCGCAACAGAATCATCGCCAGTATTTACATCATCCGTAACTTGCAAGCCTTCTTGCTTAACCTCGTCATTGCCTTGGATTTTAACATCCTTAAAATGCGGCATGTACCGCACCCATACCGTGCCGCGTCCAGAAAGCAATCGGTCAAGCACAACTTGGCTCATGGAATCGTCAAAATCATTTGTACGGACAAAATACGAAACCGAACGCTCAAGGATCTGCGCTACCGTGGTATTGACTTCCTCGTCATCCTCAAAGCGCCTATCTACGTTCGGAACGGGAGTGCCGCTATACAGCGCGGGGTGCAGCGTTTGCACGTTAGACCACAGAATATTAAAGCGCGTAGCCTTTCTGTCCGTTTCGCCACGGCTATTCTTATAGATTTTGATAATCTTCTTGGCGCGAGGCTCCCAGTTCTTTGCCTCTTTCTCGTAGTTTTCGACCTGCTCAACCCAAAAGTTGAGCACGCTATCACGTAAAACGCCTTCTTTGACTATCTCCATTAAACGCGCCTATCAGTAGAATTTTTGGAGCTTTCGACCGAAAAAAGCTCATCATAAGTCATTTCTTCCAAAAATCTAGGCTTTGGTGGAGATTTTTCTTGTACCTCTTTTCGCAACACTTGTCCAATTATTTCTGCGGCATCGGCTGCGTGACTGTTTACATCATGACGCGGCTCGTCGCTATAGCACTGCCTGTCCTCAATCCACTTGTAACGGTATTCCCGCAAATGCTGCGTGCCGATGTCGCACTTGGTATCTATCCACATATTCCGCATTACCCAGCGCAATGCCTCAATCTGGTTAGCCTGCGAGGTTGCAGGCACAAGGCGGGTTTTAATGCCACCAGCGTGCAGCTGCTCAATCATTGATTTACCACCAGCCGCAAGCAGCTTGTTCGCCGCATCGTGTGGCACATAATGCTCGCCGTATTTATAGCCGCGATTCTTGATGACCTGAATGTAATGCGGCGCATCCTCGAAACTCGCCTGATAAAAATCTACCAAGCGCACTTCCATTCCCACGCGCTGCCAAAACCAAATGGCGGTCTTGTCGCTATAGCCCAAATCCCACGCGGTATGCACCGGCAACGCTGAATCGTACAAGTTTGGCGCGATTCTGCCTTGTGATTGTATCGCCTCAAGCTGCTTGCCATACACCGCGCCGGTGATTGCTGCATCGAAACTGCACTCATATTCCTGCGCGTATTCGTTATCACTCATCAACTTGCGCTGCATTGCCAGCTCGGATTCCGGCAAAATGCCCGTTTCGCTTGCCTTCAATATCTGCAAAAACCATTCATCTGGGCTAGCCTGCGCTATCTTTACCACCTCGCCAAGCAGGTTATTCCATCCTTTAGGCGTGCCAGATATATCAAGCCACCCTTGCCGGTCTGCGAGGCAGGGCAGAATGACGGTGCGAAGCGTAACGCTGGATATGCCTTGCGCTTCGTCCGGAGCAATACCGTCAAAATACAGCCCGCGCATACGCTCTGCATTCTCAGCCCCGTAAAGCCGGATTGTCGCGTTATTGTGGCCAAAAGTGATGCACAGATCGGCTTCGTGGTATTTTACCCCAAGCGGCGCAAGTGGTGCGGTATAGTGCTTGAGATACTGCCAAGCGATTTCCTTGGCTTGGACGTAAAAAGGACAGATATACCCAAAGCGAGGATTAAGTTTGTTGCAGTTAATGGCTTCCCTGATTATTCGATTAAGGCGGGCTACGGTTTTGCCGCATCTTCTGTGCGCAACAGTAACAGAAAATCTTTTTTGATTTTTGTGGTAGGGGATAAACGCTGCCCTTGGCTTATATGGTATTATTAAATCAGCCATAATTTATATTATGAATTTTTCTGGCTTTCGACGCAACGCCTTTATTGAGTCGCGCCTGCCTTATATCGTAAAAAGCTGTTGCTTTTAACTTTATAGTTTCCGGCGATTGCAGTGATTTGTTTTTACTAGTGAGCTTATAAAACGATAAGGCAATATCAGCTTCATCAGCCTTCACTAAAAGATGCGGGCGGATCGCCGTAAGCAGCGCATTTGCCTGCTTACCCGTTACTACATAATAATGGATATTTCCGGAGCGCCTTGGCGATATGCTGCCTCCCCATTGTTCCGCAATTTTATCTAAAGGCAACCTAAAAACTTGGCTGATAGTTAAACGTAATTCAAAACGTTGATATTTTCCGCCATGCGTTGTTCTGTAGCGGATGTCTATGCATCCTTCGCCATCAAAAAAACCAGCTATATATTCCGCACTTAACATATTAAATCCTTCTCATTCACATAATACGGCTTGAACGCATCTCGCGGCTTGTAATCAATCACCAATGTTGACATGCGCCCAAATCTTCATTGATACCCAAAGAAACAAGCCAGCATTGCGGCGTTGCGTCGGTAACAATGTTTATTCCGCCTTTGGTTCGAAGCATTATTTTACCCATTTCACCGGAGGCAATAACTTGTACAGCCTATAATCAATCAGATCATCAAGAGCTTTAGCGTGCTTGTCTTCAAGAATCTCTATGCCTGTCATTTCCATGAATGCCCCATTCACCAAAAGGCCATCGCCTGACGTTTCGCAGGTCAAGCCAAACTGCCTGCACTTATCCGCAACGCGCTGTTTCCAATTAAGCATATGCCATCCTCAAGTCTGGTCATCCCAGCCTTCCATCATTGCATCCCATCCAGCGTCATGCAATACATGCTTGATTCCATTCGCAACATACGCGGTCACGCCCTGACCTGCAAAAATTTTGCATTGAAACCCGTTGTTGAGGGCAATAACTTTGCCGTATTCTTCGGGTGTGCAAACTTGAATTGGTAACGTCATCCCACAATCCTCCCACCGCCCCAATCAGCGTCGGCATCCTGAGTTGATACGTTCTTAAGCTCTCCTTCATCGGTTAGCAATAACCATCTGCCAGAAAACTCTGGGTTGCCAGTTGGCCTAAACCCAAGGCGCTCTTCATAGCGGTCAAAATCAACCTTGCGATTTATGACCTGGCCATTTACCAGCTCACCCGTTACAAGCCAAGGCACTAGTCGCATCACTCGCCCCATTTCACCGTAAAACTCACCGGATTTTCCTTGTCTCCGGTGTGCTCAGTGCGCGCCAGCTTGGGAATAGAATATTCCAACAAAGCCTCAATGCGCTTAAACGCTTCAAGCGGCCCATCGTCAATCTCAATCTGTTCAAGCCAGCCTTGCATTTTATTTGAGTTGCGCTCAATAAAATCGGCAACAACCATTCGCATTTCTTGCGTTGCTTTATTTTTTGAACCAGTTGGTCTACCTTTTGACACCTTTTATAATCTCCAAAAAATCTTCTAAACTTTTATTACTTTTTCTTAAATTACATGATTTGCACAGTAATTGCAAGTTATGGATCTCGTTGGAGCCGCCCTTAGATATTGGCTTGATGTGGTCAACATGCCATTTTGATAACACGCAACTGCATGTAGCACATAATCCATCTTGTTTGTTATAAATTCTTTTTATATCTTCGCCAGTATGTTTTCCAGCCCCCTTTACTAAACAACGTCTATTTGCAGCGTAAGCATTTATTTTGTGTCTGTTGGATTCGTTCCATTTTTTCTGTATCTCAAGCGCCCGGTCTCGATTATTGGCTGCCCACTCAGAGCGCCTTTTAGTCGCAGCAGATACATTCAGTTTGGCATACTCCCTTTGTGCCGCGTTTCTTTTTTCTCTATCCCTCGAATGTCTTGCCCTATCTAAGGCTCTAACTTTCTCAGGATTATTTTTTTGCCAAATAGCAAGTTTTTCTTTGGCGCAAGCTATACAACTGCGGTTACTAATAAGCCTATCCGAAAAATGGCCATATTTACAAGGCTTGCCCGTATTATATCTTTTGTTTTCCATGCGCTAAGTATGGCATGTGGTCAATAAAATGTAAATGAGTTTTATTTATTCAACTACACTTTACTCAGTTTTTAGTTCTGTGTCAACAAAAGGCGGAAAAGTTAAAAAACCAAAAGCCCTATCTACATAGGGCGCTATTTGCTCTGAGATATTGCTTCCCTTTCTCGCATTGTCTCGGCGCGCTTGGCCTTCGCAATGTGGATATTCTACTCGCTCGCCCAATTTGGATTGGTTGATTTATACCACGGCATTTTTAACAAACCTATAAACTGGATCTGAAGTGTATTTATTCAGTGCATAAAAATTTTTCGTTCCATCTTCTGGCACAAAAAAACAGTTTCTATCTTTCATGCATACGTTTCTAGCCAACACCTCCCCAGTTTCAGCACAAATCTGAGTATATGTAGATTCTGTCATGACTCTCCCCCCTGTTTAAACCGTCTTAATATCTTTGGTTGCCACCTCAGCATTGCCAAGAATGGCCGCGCCCTCACCGTGTAGGTCGCATATCATTTTCACCCAAGCCGCCGCTTTAGCTTTTCTGTCAAAACCGCGCACACCAGCGGACAAAGTAATCGGGATAGTATGGCCGCCAAAGTTGCCATTTTTCTGAAAAGTCACTGATTCTTGGACGTCGCGGACTAAGGTTGCACTATAACGCTTCATAAAAATCCCCTCTCGGTTTATATCAGCCACATGATCGCGGCTGATATGCTTTTATCGCACAATCAAAAATTATATCGTCCCCCATACACGGTAAACATCAACCATCGTTGGGTTCAAGCAAGAGCCGACGTTTTCTTTTGCATAGTCCATAGTTTGTGTAGCAAGCACACGGCGGCAGAAGTTGTTAAGCGTCATTTGCCATTTATCGGCTGACTCTTTGCCAGCAACCGTAATCATGATTTGCGAGCCGTAGCATTTGATTTCTTTGGCGGGTATTCCCATTTTGGAAAGAACCTGTTTCATTTGCTCCTGCTTGTTCATATAATCTCTCCCCTCTCGGTTTATATCGCCAAATAATCTTGGCTGATGTCCCTTTATTGCACGCCGCAAACATGATTGCAAGCACTTTTTTCACTTTTTTGAATTTTGAATTAGTTTGAATCATATTTTGAAACGTAACA